TCTTAATTGCTACTTCAACTAATGCACCTATTAATTTAATTAATATTTGATCTGCAATATTTTTAAATGTATTTCCTAAATCTTTTCCTAATACAATACTTTCTGCGATTCCTTTTGATAAACCTTTTACACCCATTTCAAATATTTCAAATGCTTGTTTAGATAAATTAGTTAATTTTTTAAGTGAATCTTCATTTAGCTTTTCTATTTCTTTTCTAAATGGAGATATATTTCTTTTTAATTTTTCTGCTTCTGCGTTTGCTTCTTCAACCTTTTTTTTCATTTCAGCAACTTCAATAGTATTTTTTTCTATTTCTTCTTTCATTCTTGCAAATACATCTCTTACACCTTCTATTTTTTTTCCTGATTCTTCTAAACCTTTATTAAATCCTAAATCTATTTCTATACCTAATGATTTTAATAATTTTTTTAATTGATTAATAATAAGACCTATAGCAAAAACAATTACTCTTCCTCTAGTTCCTAAAGCTAAAAATCCTATTATTCCTAATTCTCTAACAACAGGTGGAAGAAAATTAATTATATCTATTATTCCCATTATTCCTGATCCTATTGTTTTAAATACTACTTTAATTGCACTGACAGTTTTAATAAAACCTACTATCGTTTCTTCAATTAAAGTCATTAAACCTTTTGCTAAAGATTGTGCCATTTGTCTTAACTTAACTGCATTTTCTTCTGCTAATTTATTAATAGTAATAAGACCACCTTTTAAGAAATCAAAAAATCCAGCTTCATTAGTAGCTAATTGAAATTGAAATACTTTATCTGAAATCATTGATAGAGTACCATCAAATGTAGTTCCTAATACTTCTGCCGCTTTACCAAATTTTCCACCTGGTCCGAATACTTTTAAAAGAGCTTCTGCTGATTGTTCTGCATTTAAAGATACACCTGATTTAAAACCAAGCATTGCTCTAACACCTCTTTCTCTAAATATTTCTGCTGAAGCTAATCCAGCTGATAATGATCTTTGAACTTGTTCTGCCGCTACTCTAAAATCAATTCCTGTTACTGCTGCGATATTACCTACAAGTTCTAAATTTTTACCTAATGCATCTGCATCTTTAGATACTACTGCTAGATTACCTGATGCTTGTGCTATTTCTTCTAGTGTAAAAGGAACTCGTCCAGCAAATTTAACTAGCGTATCAAATGCCTTACGCCCCTCATTAACAGAGCCAAATAAGAAAAAGAATCTTAATCTTAATTGTTCTACATCTCGTCCTACTTTGATAAATGATCTACCAACAAGACCAACACCAATAGTTAATAATGCAGATTGAACAGAGAATATTGAATTTCTTAAATTAGATAAACCAGCTCTAATGCCATTAAAGGCCATTTTAGTTTTATCTTTTGCTAATATATTTAATACTAAATTTTGTGCCATTATCTATGCCTTGCTTTATTCATAGCCATATCGTGTTCTTCTTTTTCTAACATTAGATAGCCAATCCAAATATTATATTCCCATTCTTCCATTTGTAAAACTTCTCTAATGGATATTTTTAACCTATCAGCAAGAATAATACAATTTTTAAATTGAGGATCAGATTTTAGTTTTTTTTTACCTGTTCAGGATTCGGAGATTGTACCATAGAGGTAGCTATCCGAGACATAACATCAGAATCAACTTTGTGCATTAATGCTAGTTTATCTTCTAATGTGAATAGTTTATTGCCATCTTTATCGATAGCTTTCATAACTAATATATCAGCAAGAATACTAACATCATTAAGATTGTCTGATTTCTTAAATAACTTATTTTTTTCAGATAGAGTTATAGGTGTCCAATAAATGACAATCGGATTACCAGCTTCATCTTTCCATTCTTCAACTTCAATAGACTGTACGCCTAATGACTCAAAATGAGATTTAGCAGAATCTATTAACTTCATAAAGTCTTATTAGACAGTACCTCTAGATAATGTTCCTGTACCTTGAAAAGTAACTGATCTAGTAATTATTGCGTCCATTCCATTAGTAACTGACATTCCTGTAATAATTCCTGACCCTGTAAAACTTTCATCTCCTGATGAATTACCCTCTGGTAATAAAACAAAAGAGATTTCACTTCCTACTGTTAAAGTTTGTTGTGGAGAATCAGTTTCATCATAGTTCATTTCTAAAGTTCCTGAAAATGATGTTCTTCCAGCTACAAATGATTTAGTCGCATCTGTCAAAGCTGTATCTTCTACAACATCTGCAGTAGTTTCAAGAGTAAAACCAGTAAGTTCGCCAATACCAGTTCCACCAGCTTTTACTACACCTTCTTTTCCGTGATGTGTTGCCATTTTTTATTTTCCTTTTTACTTGTTGATGTGTTTTCTTTTTCTTTCTTATAGCCAAGTTCTAAAAAATTATCAAGTTGTGTTTCATTGATAATTACTTCGTGACCATCTTTATATAATTTTATGTCTTTAGCCATATCGCTTTTTACTACTTATCTTCCTCTCCGTCAATATCATCTTCTTCAAAATCTTCATCTAAATCATCATCAAATTCATCTTCAATACCATCATCATGTTCTCTATGCTTTTCAATTAAATCTCTTATTTCAGCACACATTATTGAAATCTTATCTGTTATTTGTTCTATTTCATCTATTCTAGTTTCTATTTTATCTAATGATTTATCTGACATTTATTCTATGGGGTTGCTGATTGATGTTCATACATTACTCTAATTGTTAATAAGACTGCACCATAAGGAAATAATGTACCAGCGTCTGTTTCAATAGAGATTACTTCTGTATCTAATGCTTTATTGTTTCTTGTAATATCTGATTCAAGTTCTGTTTCAATAGCACTTGCTACTGTATTTCTTTGAGTATCTATATTGCTATCAGTTCCTGTAACATATGCAGTTACGCCAAATTCTAAAACATTGATTCTAGTTTTAGCTCCACTTCCTAATTCTGAATCTTCTTTTGTTTCTTCAATAGTTTGAACTAATACTGCTGGATATTGTTGTTGAGATAATTCATCTAATTGAAAAGGTTGTCTAGTTACTTTCTTAATAGATGGACTTGATATACCTGAAATAGTTGAAACTATGTGACTTGCAATATCTTCTCTAACACTCATAATCCTAAACTTTTAATTTGTTTCTTAATAAATCTTTCATAGTTTTTTTGTATGACTTTTTCAACCTTTTTATTAAATCCAAAAAACTTTCTGACAGGTAAATTACCTTGTCCTGTTTGATGCCAAAATGCCTTTGTAGCTTCTCTTTGACTTCTAAAAAAAACTTGAGCTTTATTCTTTGATACTACTTTAGATGATATAGATTGCAACATTCTATTTGAATCTTCTAAATCTACTCTGCTTTTACCTTTTAGTTCTTGATACATAGGAGAATAACCTACAAACTTTCTATTATGCATATCAAGACCCCGTTTATTAGTTCGGTCAACTACAATAGTTTTAAGATTTTCTCCAGCTTGATCTAAACCCATTTTAATTATTTGAGGAAACTTATTTATAAATTTAATATATCTAGCTTGAACTTGTTTTACATTAGACTTAATTTTTATATCTAATGCCATTATCTATTCAATCTTCTAAATCCATGTAATGGTTCTCTTTCATTTGATACAATAGTGCCTGAAGAATCAACATCATATTCAACACCATCTTCT